GGATCCTGCTCCAGCGCAAGTCTGTAGGACGGCCAGGATGAGTTGTTGAGGGGTGAGACCGCAGGCAACCCACTTGCAATCCTTGAGGATTTTAGCGTAAGCGAGTGCGATACGGCCGCCGAGAGCCTGGGACTGAGGTGGGAAGGTGCAAATGCCCCTTGCGGGTTTGGAGGCATCCGAGAGAACTTCACGCTTGGAGAAACCTTTGCGGACAGCAAGGCGGTTACGCCAGACGTCATCAAGACTGTTGATGTCATACGTGTCTTTGACGTCTAGGAATCTAGCAAGCTGACTCGCTTTGCGTGTGGTTTCGTACTCCTCTTCACTGATGAGCTCAACATAGCCTTCGACAGCGCACGGACCGAGTGCGTCAATCCGCACGAGACGTGCGAACTCACGGATGAGGTCAGCGATGATTGGGGTGATTTGAGGTTCAATTTTGGTGGCAGGGAGACGAAGGCGTCGGTTGACCAGGTCTTGGTTTTGGGCCCTTGACTTGGCGTGTACGAACGCTTTGTTGTTGACAATCGCAGGCATGGTTGTGTGGGCCATGACTTCTTTAATCTCTTCACCATTCCCATGTGATTCAGCGTCTTGCCGAATGATTGTGGGGACGGGACCAAAACCGTAATTGCCTGAATAGGCAGGTAGTGGACTTGAGAGACGATTGAGAGCAATAGTGAGAGCAGCGGCGACGCGAACGACATCTTCACCATCAGCTTTGGCACTAACTCTAATGTTGGCCAAACTGGGATCAGATTTCTTAGTCGATAGCGCTTTTGCAATATCGGATATGGGGTCAGCGATGAAGTATGGGACGAGCGAATTCATGAAAGCGACGGAGTGGCCAGTAAGACGCCTTTCGACGACGTATTTGTAGCCGGCATCCGTCTCAAAAACATGAGGTTTGCGGTGTTTGAGTGCTGCATCTTGCAGGAAGGGACGCACGTGCGCAGCGAGTCCTATGTAACGTGCATTTGGTATGATGATCACATCGGACCTATGCTCGCCAACATCAATGCGTACAACCTGGTGGCAGTAGACAATGGTGCGACGGGCATTGAAAAGTGCGGCGAACAGAAACACAAGGATGCAAATCCAATGCGAAGCGGTAAAACCGACTATATCAGCGGGCCAAAGATAAGTGAGGTCGTGGTATGTGAATGAATATGACGGGTAGTAAATGCCATGAAACATTGTGGTCCAGCTGGAGGGAACTCCAAAGTCGACCAAAAATTGGGTCAAACCCTGGGACTGTTCAAAAACGTCATAATTCAACCAGCCAACATAGGCGCGGTACTCGTGAGCGATAGCCCAAAAGAAACCGAAATCGATGAGGTTGGAATTGTGTTGATAATCTTTGTAGACGTTGAAAACAAGGAAGAAAGAAGCCAGAAGCAAGGATGCAACAGTAGTGCGGGACCAGTGCCAACCATGGGTGGTGGTCACGATGTGGTCATCTTCAAAATCGTCGAGCGTGTCAGTGAAGCCTTTGAAGCCTGCACCGGACGTGATGAGGTCGCCGTCTTCGTCGAATCGGAAATTGTTTTCGTCCGACATGCCAGCGACATCAGTGGGGTTCCACGTGTAGATGAAGTGAATGTTGCCGTCACTGAGGGTGTTATGCGCGTCAGTGAGGTCCTTGAGAGTGAACGTGTCGATGTGTGAGACAAACGAGTGCGCGGGTGGCGTACTGTATGT